AGGCATACGGGGAGAAGGTAGTCGGCAAGAAGATGAATGCCGTCTTCAGGCTCAACACCACCAGTACCAGAAACAAGGACTCCAAACGGACCGGATGTATTATCTACGATGAGAAGCATCAATATCGGGATACCCGGAACATGAATACTCTCCGGTCCGGCTTGGGTAAGATGCAGTGGTCCAGGGAGATCACCATCACCACGGACGGACACGAGAGAGGCGGGGTCCTTGACGAAGAGAAACAGCAGAACGAGGTCATATTAAGAGAGTACAATCCTGAGAACCGTGTTTTTATAAACTGGTTCCGGATTGAGGAAGAAGAAGAGTGGAAAGATATCGACAAAATCGTAAAGGCGAATCCGTCATTGGCGGACCCGTCTTTTTTTAGTCTCAAACAGCAGATAAAAGACGAGATTGTCAAGATGCCAACCACTCCGGAGTACTTCCCGGAGTTCCTCGCCAAGAGATGCAACTATCCTATCTCGGATCCGCAGATGGCCGTGGCAGACTGGCAGGATATCGTGGACTGCACGAAACCTCCAACCTTTGAGCTGACAACGGGGATGCCCTGCGTTGGCGGGATCGACTACACAAAGACCAATGACTTCTGTGGCTGCTGTCTGGTATTTCGGAAAGACGGCAAGTATGTCACCGTTCATCATTCCTTTGCGTGTAAAGCGTCAAGGGATTTACCGAATATTCGCGCACCCATACAGAAATGGGTTGAGGAAGGGCACTGCACCATTATCGATGACGTAGAAATACCTCCTACAATACCTGTGAAATGGTTCGAAAAATATGCCCAAAAATACAACATCGTCATGATTGGTATTGATGGCTACCGCTACACCTGGCTCAACACGGCCTTTAAGAAGATAGGTATGGACGCTTTCGACAAAGACAACCGGCGTATCTATCTGGTAAGGCCGTCAGACATAGCCAAGTATTCCGCCATTATCAACAGTGCCTTCCTCAACCACTCTGTATCAGGGTGGGACAGGATGATGGCATGGTACACGAATAACTCAAAGAAAATCCTTGATAGCAAGGGAAATATAAGCTTCGGCAAGATAGAGCCGAAATTACGAAAGACAGACGGTTTCATGGCCTGGGTCCATGCAATGTGCTGTCTTGATTTTTTGCCTGAAGTCAACGATTTCCCCGACATCAATCTAAACATAGCAATTTTTTAGCGAGGTGATTAAAACATGTCCCTGTGGAGCAACTTCTGGACCTTCATCCAGGGCAAGCTGCTGGGAGGGAGCTCCTACAGTATAACAAGCAGTGATATCGAGGAATTTCTGGATTCCTCATCCTGGAGTGAGCTGGCTTTTTACGAATTTGCTCTTAACTCAGGAATAAATATCATCGCTAACGCCCTTAGTGCCTGTGAGATAAGGACTTTCCAAAACTGGGAAGAGGTCCGGGGAGACAACTACTACCAATGGAATTTTGAACCCAATGTAAACATGAACAGCAACCAGTTCATGCAGAAACTGGTCTGGACTTTGATTTATAAAAACGAATGCCTGGTCATCCAGGGCAGGAAGGGAGACTTCCTCATTGCAGACTCTTTTACCAAAAAACAGACGTCCGCCTACAACCGGGTTGTATTTGAAAACGTCACGGTGACTGGCATGGGAGGCGAGTCTTACACCTTCCAGAAGAACTTCTGGATGGATGACGTCCTCTATTACAAGTTATCAAATCAGAACGTGACTGCCCTGCTTAGTTCTCTTGCGCAGGGTTACCAGAGTCTGTTAGAGACTGCCATAGCAAAATTCGAAAAGTCCGGCGGAGAACGTGGAGTATTGAAGATTGATGCCAATGCGACCACGGTCAGCTACGGAACGAAGTCTGACGGTACTCCAAGGACCTTTAATGACGTTTACACGGACCTGATCAATAACCAGTTTGCAAGCTATTTTAAATCCAGTAATGCCGTTATGCCTCTCTTTAAGAATTTTGACTACACGCCGATGGGCGGAGAGGCCAGCAAGAAATCAACGTCTGAGATCAAGGACGTGACCGACATTACGGACCAGATCTATGACAAGGTGGCCAATGCCCTGCAGATACCGCCCGCCCTGCTTAAGGGTGACATTGCGGACGTGGCAGAGCTGACCAGGAATCTGATCACATTCTCCATCAAGCCTATTGCAAAGATGATAGAGACCGAAAACAACAGGAAACTCTACGGAGAAGATGTCCTTAAGGGGAATTACCAGAAAGTGGACACGTCCGGCATCATGCATATGTCCGTCTCGGAGTTGTCAACGGCAGCGGACAAGATGCTGGGAAGTGGATGGACCATAGATGAGATCAGGCGGAAGACGGGTGATCCGATTCTTAACACCAAAGAGTCAAACACCCGTTACGTCACTCTGAATTATGCAGAGATGACAGTACAAGATTCTGATTCGTCCCAGGACGATGAAGATAAATCAAATTCCGAGAAAGGAGGAAACAATGAAGAAGATGCTTAAAACCCGGTATCGTTTTGCCCAGAAGAAAGCGAACGTCCACAAGCTCTACATCTATGATGATGTGAGAGCGAAGGGTGATTTCAATTGGAAGACCTGGAACTACGAAGAGTCAGAGACGTCTGCCAAGTATTTCCGTGACCGCTTGGAAGAGATCCCGGACGGCGACACCATCGAGCTGCACGTCAATTCGGCAGGCGGCGAAGTCGGTGAAGGCGTGACGATCTACAATCTTCTGAGGCAGAAATCTAAGACAGGCAGCAAGATCATCGGTTTTGTCGATGGCACCGCCTACAGTGTAGCCATGAACATTGTCATGGCCTGCGATGAGATCCACATGGGACTCGGAACATCGATGTTCCTCCACAATCCGTGGACGATTGCAATGGGCAATGCTGACGCACTGAGAAACGTGGCTGAACAGCTGGATGTGCTTTCCGCCGCATCAAGGCAGCTATATCTGTCCAGGGCGAAGAACCTGACAGAGGAAGAACTGGCCGCCATGATGGATAAAGAGACCATGCTGGATCCGAGAACCTGTTTTGATTACGGTTTCTGTGATTTCGTTGGCGAAAAGCAGGAAGATGAAGAGGAAGAGGAACCGGAAGAGACGACAGAAGAGACGACAGAAGAGATAGAGGACGAGACTGAAGAGACAGAAGAAGAGCCGTCTGACGAGGATCCGGAAGAGGAAGAACCAGAAGAAGATCCGGACGAGGAAGACGATGAAGTGAAACAGTTAAAACAGAATCTGTTTATTCAGAAGCAGATCAACAGCACCTTGGCAAACCTGCAGGGAAGGAAAATGAGAAATACCCTGACAGAAGCATTCGAAAAATTCGGAGGTAAATAACATGATCAACAAAGACTTAATCAGACAGGAAAGCAACAAGTTTATGCAGGATATGTCTGCAGCCCTCAAGGCGGGCGACGCTGAGGGAGCTGCCAAGGCACTCCAGGCAATGCAGGACAGTATCTGCAACGCCATCGAAAAGGAATTTGAGCAGTACGGCGGTGCCGACATGGCAGTCCTTGAGCAGAGAGGCTTAAGGCGTCTCACATCTGAGGAGAACAGCTGGTACCAGGAGTTTATCGGCGCGGTCAAAACAGGTACAAAGCAGGCCATCACCAATATCGGTTCCGCTATTCCGCCTACAGTAGTCGATAGAGTAATCGAGGACATGAAGAAGGACCACCCGCTGCTTGATGCCATCGACATCACAAACGCAGCAGGTGCGACCAAGCTTGTCATGAACGGCATCCAGATGGCCAGTAAGCTCGGTTCCTGGGGAGCAATCGGTGCTGCTATCAGCCAGGAGATCGCAGGTCAGGTTACCATCATTGACGTGACCACAAATAAGTACACCGCATATTTCACAATCCCGAAGGATTTCGTAAAGTTCAACTTCAGCTTTGCTCCGGTTTGGGTCGATCAGTACATCCGTGCTGTCCTGGCTGAGTCCATTGCTTTCGGTCTTGAGTCTGCCATCATCTCCGGTAATGGCAACGGCAAGCCTGCAGGTATGACCATGGATCTGTCCAGCTACTCCAGCGGATATTCTGCAAAGACAGCTAATGCCATCACCAACTTCGGCGACGACTATGCTGCAGTCATCAAGAAGCTTGCTGTTGATGGCAATGGCGATTACAGGAACTTCCAGGAAGTCATCCTTGTGGTTAATCCTAAGGACGCAGTCAGCAAGGTAAGGGCATGGCAGAACGCCGTGACTCATGCAGGCATCATTGACCTGATCAGCCTCACATTCCCGACTAAGGTGGTTCCGTCTGCAATGATCGCAGAGGGTACAGCTGTTGTAGGTATCGCCAAGAACTACTTCATTGGTATCAACGGCGGAGCTTCCGGAATCGTTGAGTTTTCCGATGAGGCTCAGTTCCTGAACGATGCCAGAGTTTACACTACGAGGGTATACGCAAACGGACGTCCGGTAGATAACACTTCCTTCGAAGTCCTGACTATCTCCGGAGTTACGGCCCCGACATTACCTGTCAGTGTAATTGGAACGGTTACAACGAAGGCGAAGGAATAATAGGGCTCTCCATTGACAGGAGGTGACTGGTGATGTCGATCACTGAACCAATTTACGAAATGGTCCTTGCAAATCTCCACATCACCTATACTCCCGATAATGCGACGATAGACAGACTGGAAAATGAGATCGCTTCCGGTATGGAGTACATCACTAAGTATTGCAATCCGGAGGCGGACTTTTCCGCTGGTACCCGTTTCGGTCAGATGTTATGTGATTACGTTTTAAGGGCGGAATCAGGTGACCTTGAGACGTTTGCCCAGGATTTTGCAGAGGACATAACCGCCTGCAAGATAGAGAGCGACGTCGATGCTTATGCGGAGGCAATGGATTATGGCTCTGAAACGTAAACGGTCAAAGCACCAGACCTACCAGGACGGATGGGGAGCGGTATGGAAGGTTGAGGACAGGTTACTGACAGAGGTTAGACAGGCCGTGGTCCACTTCCAGGACGTGACGGTCGGAGAGCGAAGATTTTGGGACGCATACGTCTCAGGCACGGAGATCTCCAGAGCCGTCAAGGTGCCGTTTGAGACAGAGGTCGAGAGAGGGGACGTCATCGTTATCAATGGCGAACAGTTTGAGATAGTCCAAAAGGACTTAAAGGACGACCGTATGCCTCTGTCATGGCTTTTGTCGCTTATGGCTGTACCCATAGCTTACAGGGAGGCGGATCAGCATGGCTAACAAGACGGTATCCGTCAATCAGTTAAATGCAGCCGTTAAGAGGGAACTCAACGAGCTTTATAAATTAACGGACGAAGGGATGAAGAAGGCAGTCAGCACGACCGCCAACGAGACCATGAAGACCACCAGGGATAATTCCCCTGTCCTGACTGGAGCATACCGCAAGGGATGGAACACGAAGCAGGGCAAGGGAGGACGCCTGGGATATTCTCGTATCGTCTATAACGGCCCCGAATACCGCCTGACGCATCTGCTGCAGAAAGGCCATGGCGGACCGCATCCTGCAAGGGCATTTCCGCACATCCCGTCCGATGAGGAAACGGAAAAATTACTGATCAGGCATTTGAGGGAGGAAATCGAGGGATGACACCAACCGAAGTAAGGACGATGGTCACGTCGATGGGGCTGGTGTTTGACAGCGACCATCCCGACCACATTACAAGGAGTAAATTACAAACACTGTCGCCACCCTTTGCG